CCTGGTCGCATTGGTGATTGCACTCATCATCCTCTTTTTTCCGGGACAGAAGAAAACCCAGAGGGAAGTTGAAGTTGAAGAGATGTTGAAAACAGAAGACTACGTTGAAAAGAAGGCTGAAATCGGCCACAATCTTATGAACAAGATTGTCCTTGAAACAAACAGATACATTTCTGAAAAGTACAGAAAGCCAACTTACATCATCGAAACTATCGCCGCCAAGAAGTATGAACACCCATTGAAGAAGGATGTATTCTATCGGTGTATGTTTATGGTCATGTCCAGAAAGGGTTTCGCATCTGGTTTTACCATCACGGTTGATATTCGTGTGGACCCCGGGATTAAAGTTATTGCGGTCACACGCCAACCCATTGATGTCGAACTTCCAGGTGACACAAAGCCGTATGAACAAGAAGACGTGGCTGCTCAAGAATTCTTCAAGTATGAACTCGTCAAGAAGAAAGTTGAGGTCACACCACTTGAGTTTAAATTGGCTAAAAATAAATTGAACTAATTGTAATGATCAATGTGTCGGATATAGTAAACATTGAAAGTAACCGCAAAAAGATCAAGAAAGAATTGTACAAAAAGATTTATGAACAGTTCTCTCGAAAGATTAAATACACAGTAGAGATGGGCGGTAAGCATGTTCTACTACGTGTTCCGTCTGTGGTCTTTGGGTATCCGACGTTCGATAGGTCTCAAGCGTGTATTTACTTGAAGAGACAACTCGAACTCGGTGGATTCAATGTATCATCAATATCAGAAATAGATCTTCATGTCACATGGAGTTCTCCACAGAAGGAAAAAACATCTGTTCCACGTGTCGAAGAAGAAGAATTTCCGTCATTCATAAATTTGAAGAAGATGGCAAACAAATACAGGGGAAATGGTGCGTGACACCCGTTTTAAAAAAAATTCCACTTAATGATAAATGGACATACTTGTCGAAGCGAAGAAGGAATATATTGGACAGCTTTGCACGGTTATGTGTCCACCTATGATTGAGGTTTTTGCTGAAATGTACGAAGAGGCTTCGTCAATGTCGAAGGGGCGTAAAGTTTTGATCATGTATCAAAAGTTGTTGAAGGAAGTTCCAAACTGGAGTAATGCGATGTCCAAGAAGCACACAGACAATATTGCATCTCGGTGTGCGTGGTTCAATGATCTTTTGGCGGCAGTTTTTGTCGCGTGTACTAAGATTTTGTCCTCGGTTCGATTGAATGCAGACAACAAGAAGATTGCGTTGAAGCTTCCGTCCAATGAAGTTTTCATTCAGACATGCTATAACAATATCGCAAAGGAACTATACAAAGATCCTTACATCTTCCATGAAGAACAATCTGAACATATTCGTGATGAGCAATTGAAGACACGTTTTTGTAAGTGCATCGAAGCTACCGTCAAAGAATTGATTCCGGTTCAACAAATTCTTCAAACTTACATGACTCAAACGGATCGTAACATTGATATCGGTGGTGAAGCCATGGAGACTGACACAGAAGATCCAGATGTGTACGACGAAGAATTTCCGGAACCGGAAGAAGCCACAGAGGCTGTTGAGCCAGAAGCGAGTCCAGAACTTGAACCTGAAGCGAGTCCAGAACTTGAACCTGAAGCGAGTCCAGAACTTGAACCCGAAGCGGGTCCCGTTCCTCCGATCTCGAGCCTCGCTAACGAGTTCAAGACCATCAAAAATGTTCAAGCACCCCCAGGTGAAACACCAGAAGAAGACGACGATATTCTCTTCGGTGACGCATCCGACGAGAGAACAAAAAAACTTGGTTATAATTAAATGGAACTGTCAGACTATCTCCGAGACCCAATGTGGGCTGGTCTCATTGCGGCCGGTATCACGGCTGGATACATTCACGCCAAGGCGAAACTTAATAACGAAGGTAAGCTCCCCAATAGTAGCTATGTGAAACCCGCTGTTCTCAATGCGATTCTCGTGTATTTTATCGTGGCCAACGGTTTAGGCCAACGCGAAACGATTTCCTCGGAGCCGTTCTAACTTAAAGATTTAATGTTAGTATTATACAGTAAAATGGCTTCGGTGACTGCATTCAATGATATGATGGGTCAATTTCTTGTGGAATTGCACAAGACTTTTCCAGAGGAAAAGGGAATCAAAAAATTTATGACGTCTTTTGATTTGCTCAAGTCGGCAAATCCGCGTAAGTGTGTCGAAGCGTACATGTCGGGTGTGTCGAAGTTTGCAACGAAGATTTCTCAAAAGGACGAAACCTTTTTTACCGAAGATATCAAGAACATTGAGTTTCTCCAAGACTTGAACATTGAAGAGTACTGGAATGAAAAGATGTCTGATGGTACGAAGAATGCTGTCTGGCAATATCTGCAAACGCTGTACATGCTCGGTACGACGATCACGGCGATCCCCCAAGAAACCTTGGCGGTCATTGAAAACGTGGCAAAGGATTGTGCCGACAAGATCCAGAGTGGTGACGGTCAGATCGACGAAAAGGCTTTGATGAGCATGTTTAGTAGTATGTTGAAAAAATAAACTCATACTATATAAATGAAGGTTTGGTTTGAAGACCCGCAAGAGCTCATCCGTACTGACAAGGTCTTGCAGTTCTGGCCTACTAATACCCAGTCGGGAGACGAGCGTGTGAACGCTGCGTCGAGATTTATCATTTATGCCGCGTGCTTTATTTATTTAATTCGTCGGGATCCCAGAATATTTGTTCTGGCCTCGACTGTTTTAGGTGTTCTTTATGTTATGTATAATTCCGGTATGGTCAAGGAAGGTGAAGCTCGTCCGACGCGTGTCGAAGAACAAGCAGAAGCTTCGTGTCAGTTGCCGACTATGGATAACCCGATGGGTAACATGTTGCTTTCTGATTTTACAGATCGCCCGGATCGCCCATCGGCGTGCTATCATTCGAGCGTCAAGCGTGAACTCGATTCAACTTTGAACAGTCGTATGAAGTACACACCGGGTCGCTCCAGGACAGCTTTGCCTCAGTATCAAGTCAATGCGATGGCGAGACAGTTTGTATCTAACCCAGTAACAACAGTGGTTGGTGATCAAACTGGTTTTGCGGAATGGTGCTACGGTAAGAAATTCCAGCCGATGTGCAAGTCTGACACGAATTTCTGTAACCCGGATGCGAGAGGTGTTCAACTCGAAGCTTTTGCGGGTCTTGACGCAAATGGTGATAAGAGAAGTGGCATGCATAGAGGTACTGTTCGTGCCGGTGAATAAATATTCTTATGTAATAATAAATGGCATACCAGTTGCAGCCCGGTTTGACACTTTTGCAGTATGATTCCGTTCCGGCTGTCAATGCGACAGAAGAAGTTTTTGTGTATCCACAGCCGAGTACTCTTAACCACTGCTGCCGTCCGTCTACCATGATTTACGGTACGGCTCCGTACATGGCTGGCAACGGCTCTCCGGCTCGTTACATTGAAGTAAGTGACCAACTCCGTCCTCAGTCGACGACGCGTTTTGGCAAGGTTTTGGTGAAGCCCCACGAAAGTGGTTACTTCCCGTTGAACAATGTCGAATGCAAGGTGCCACTTCGCACTCGAACTTACGAACCGTTGAGCACCCGTGCCCATATCCAGAACAGTATGTTTAACCAGCGATACATGCAATAATAAAAATGTTAACAAGAAGTAAGAATGGCAGACCCCGTGTCAGTGTTGGCCGTCGCCGGACTCATATATGCCGGCCGGAAGCTCAGTGAAGTTCCAGAACAGCCTCCTAAAAAAGTTAATGAGAAGCAACCGGAACTTTTTGAAACTGAATTTGAAGAGATTGAATTCACAGACCCTTTCAGAGACAGAAAAACCGAAGTCGACTCGTTTGCTGTTATTGCTCCGCAAAACCGAACGGGTGGTCAGGAGCTTTTAGAGATGCGAGGGCGTTTGTATGATCAAGGTCGCATGAATAACTTGTCCCCGGTCGAGAAGAAGTTGGTTGGTCCGGGTCTTGGTGTTGGTGCAGATGTTGAATCATTTGGTGGTTATCAACAAGTCTTCCGTGTGAACCCAGTGAACACTGGTGCGTACCGTCTTACTACTCTCCCGGGTCGTTCTGGTCCGGCTGTCGATACTCGTGGTGGCCGTCGTGCGGAAATTGGTGAAGTGAGCTACAACAAGCCCGAAAAGACGGCATACCTTCCGGAACGTCGTCCGCCGACGGGTGGACGTGCTCAAGGTATGTCTGGTTCGACGCCGCGCGCTTCTCACCAAAAGACTATGCGAACTACGAATCGCTCGGAGACCGGTCTTCGTACCGATGGTCTTGACCGCACACCGGGTAAGCGTTTCGTTTCGGGACAAACGATGCCCCAAGCACCTACCCGCAACAAGATGGATGTCAATGACTCTCAGTTCATGCATGTGAACAATCCATCTCCGGGTATTGCGAACTTCTATGGTGGTTACGTGAATGCGCCGGCCGCTATGATGAACAGTGAAGGTCCCGACAGTAGGGGTTACGGTGTTGATCAGTACGTGGCTTACGGTATGCGTCCAGTCGAGCGTCGTGCCAAGCCGAACCGTATGGGTAACCCAGGCCGTATGAATGTCCGCGAAAAGCCAATGAATCAACATGGTGTTTTGACGACCATCCGCCACGACAAGTCTCGTGTCGATGGTCGTATCAATGCTCCGAACGGTGGATGGATGCAACATTACAAGCAAAATGATTACCACGAACTCAACCCGTACAAGGGACACCTCAACCCGCATGTTACAGGTAATAGATTAGATTTGGCCAAGAACCAATTAGCACAAAACCCCTTTCATAACACAATTAACTAAATAAAAACACTCATTAAAATTTTATATGCAAATTTTAATGGAGGTCCATACCTTAGAGATCGATAGTAGTGAACGCGACTACGCAAAATATTCGGACCCATCGGATTACGTCATCGATTTGAAGAATCGAATCTATGACATCAGGAAAATTAGTTTGTTGTCTGCAAAAATTCCTTTGAGTCAAACTTTAATTCATGAAAGAAATAATACTTTTAGTATTGACAATATTGATATAGTTTTACCTAATAAGTCTTATACAGATGGTAATTTACTCGCGTATGACGTTCGGGCAGCTATAAATACGAGTGTCGGCGACTTTAGTTTTGTTGTTGAATACGATTCCAACTTGCATGCACTGACTTTTCAAAATGATGCTAGCCCAGATTCGAATATTTTCCAATTTGGAGATGGTACAAATGCTCGAATTAAAAATGGATTCGTGGACACACTTTCCAATGCTGCAACGAGTGATTACACCACACCACACCAAGTATTAGGCTTCCCTCCGCAAAATATTGAAATTGAGGCGGGTGACACTTACACGACCGGGAGTATCAATCTTCAAGGACCAAATTCGTTGATATTACGTCTGAGTTCCGGGTCCGACACGTTTAATAAAGATGTCTATGTTCGCGAACCATTCTACACGAGTCATATTTTGACAAGTGGTAATTCATTCATAAATTACAGTGGGGCTGATGATTCAGTAAAACACGATTTCTTTAGTGGACCTCAAAAATTCATCGAGAGTCTTCGTGTGCAATTTTTATACATGAGCAACGGTCGTCTCATTCCATACGATTTCAGAAACCAAGATCACATTTTGAAATTTGAAATCGAGTGTAACACGGGTAAATTCAAGTCGATAGCTGATCAGACAGCTCCGGATGTGGGTGTACTCCCACCGCCTATAAGCATCCCAGACTTTGAGGATCCTTATAGATGGAAACAGTATGTACTGATTTCAGTTATTGTTTTCATAGGTGTGTTCACCCTGATTGTCACTCGAAAAAGAACTTAGCGAGTGATGGCGTAGACCGGGCCAGACGGTTTTTGGACCTTCGGGGAAAGGCGGGAGATCACCAAGAACACGATCACGGAAAGGAGAGTCGTGAAAAGAGCCGTGAGACCGTAGTGGAGGCCACCGTTCTTTTGGACACGAACAACTTGGTTGATCGACCATCGGACGAGGTCCAACCAAGAGATCGCAGCCGCGAAGGAGAAGCCCGCAACAACGGAGTTCAAGGATTGCGTTTGGAGTTCTTGAGTCAAGAGCGTGACGGTTTCCATGGCAGCAGCCGACATTGTATTTATATTACATATGTAGAAAATTATTCGGGAAGCAGTTCGTCCTCTGATAAAATTTTTTTATATCGATCCTTATCTTTAGAATACCCCTTTGTGACCTGAAGTTCTTCTTCGTCATCATCGGAGTCGGACTCCGACTCTAACTCAGAGTCTTCATCAATCAGTTTAAATTCATCCGTTGACCAACCCACCGGCTCCATTACTATTAATAGCATTTTTTAACATCTCTTCTACCGGACTTTGTGGTTGCCAATTGTCCCACTTGTCATAGGCTTCATTAATTCGCTTGAACATTTCGTCATCACCCGAGTATCGTCCAAATGGTGGGCATTCAGATTCATCCACTTCTTCCAGTTCTTCTTCATCGTCAGATTCTTCTTCGTCATAAATTTCTGGAAAAAGTGACCCAATAGTTTCACCGACTGTGTACATGACACAATACTTGATAGCATATTCCATATCCTGTGCAAGAACTGTGCTTCTACCACACGCTTTGGCATATTCGCATGCGACGAGCATACTTTTTTCAAGCACAGGTGTCAATATATCCATGAGCGCGTTGGCTTGACGATCCTCGAATTCCCCCGAGGACTCACCAAAACCACTTTTCATCATCATTTTGTATTAAACAATACTCGAGCCATACCTTTATCTACTCTAAGTACATTGTAGCTTATAGCGTATGCATCAAGTGTCCGATCTTTTGTTGTGTTTTCAGTAACCTTCATCTTAATGAGTTGATTGTTAATTAAACTAAAGTTTACTTGACCAGTTGGGTAGTGCTTTTCTGGTTCACATGCGAAACTATATGAATAGAAACGTCTGATGAGAGGTGTCTTTGAGTGATGAATGGCTGGCTGAATAGCTTTCAAAAATATAAAGTTACCCGTGTACTCATCTAAGTATGGTGTATCATTCAAAGTAAGTTCAAGACTTTTGAGATTTTCGTAAAAGATTAACTTGTTTTCGGCAATCAAAGCATCATTATCATAATCAAACACGGATACAAAATCTTCGTACTGTCTAAGGTTTTCACGTTTTATTACAAAGTATAATTCTTTGACTGGGTTGATAAAGTCTAACCTAAACTTATGTTCTTCGATTGACTTTGGAATGTTGAATGCGTTGTGTTGCACTTGTGTAATCACATAATCTTTACGTGTTCTCCTTAACAAATTTCTTTCGTGATCATCGAGGAATGCCATCTCGAGACAAACTTTACAACTATTTATTTGATTCGGGTAAAGTTCTTCGATATCAGCGTCGACTGTAACTATTTCTGTTACCTTCTGTGTTCGAAGTGTGCTTACACGTATAGTGTCGTTAGTTGGGCCATTTAACACATTCACGTAGTTTATCATGGATTTATTTACATCACCTATACCACCGGTGTTATCAGCGACTGAGGTAAACAAAAATCTCTTCCATTCGGATCCCGCGTACACATATTTTCTTATGACCGTACCAAATGGTGCTGTATTCTGTTCTGATACATATGCAACCGCATTTCCATCTGAAGAAAGTATAAATCTTTTTAGTGTACTATTACCTAATACCGGAAACAATAGAGATTTCTGTTTCCATCCGAAACCATCGTATGAATATATGTATGTGTACGTAGGTGTTGCCACACCCATTATCGCACCATCGGTCGAAAATGAAATTTTATTCACATCCGAGATGTTTATATTTAAACCGGATTTTGTAAGATTATAATTTTCATCTATATTTTGAATTGTTAGTATATAGGTAGTAGAATCGTATGTAGCAAGTGTATTCAAGTCTAACGAAACATCGTACACGTTTGAATATTGTACCAACGTGTTTGACAATAAAACTGTTCCAGGATTTGATAGATCGTATGTGGTTATACCTCGTCCATAAACAGTAACTTTAGTTTCGTCTTCAGAAAACAAAACCCGCGTGACATCTTGAAGTGAGTGTGATTGTATATCATTTCTTGCGTTATCATTATCCGTGTCGACATAAAATATATTAATAAATCTGTTATTCAAAAATTTAAATACATAAACATTTGTCGTCGTGACTAATGAAAAATATGTACCATTTTTTGAAACAGCTAAAGAACTAATAGTTTCTGTATTTAATAAGAAACGTGTAGCATTACCATTTATAACAATTTTATAATCACCTGGGAACAGGTCACTGACTTCGTTTCTTTTATAAACAATTAAAGCATTTGAGTTGTTCACGTGAGCAATCATAACAAGACCGTTATCAGATAAAACAATGTCTTGAATATCATTGTATACTAAAAGTTGGTCTTGGCTCATAAGCCTTCCATAAGAACTATTTTCATTGAGCAAATATCTTTCCACTTGTTGTGTACTTAAACCTTGATAGCCAGCACCTAGTACTTGGCCACCTGTGTCTGTCACATCTTCTAAATTTTTGATAACAATGTCATCGTAGTTTTCTACAGATCTTGTAATCTCTTGAATTTTAATATATTCGGTAACAGAATCTGATTTTTTAATGATTAATATTGTCTGATCGTCACTCAGAGCTACGAAGTCGCCATTAAATGTCGCTTCATTACTTTTATAACGGTATACTTCAACCCAACTCGACGAACTTATATCATAGAGATATAACCTTCCAACACCTTGGTAAGAGTCGTTTCCTTCTTGATAAGTTTCATTAGAATTAAACACTAATATTGCGTCACCATCCTTTGTAAATTTGACTTTGTCGTATTCATATACACCGATTGTTTGTCCATAACGAACCCATTCGTCATTCAACTTTTCATATACGGTAAGGGTGGGGGTATTGGTGTTCACAATCATTTTTGACGCGTTATACGACAATTGTGCATCTTGAAAATCACCAATGAGTTGATTTGCAACTTGTGTTTGACTAACCAACGAAAATACAGTTACAAAAAAGTTTATGTTATCAGTTGTAAGTTTTACTATGGTAGATCCATCACCCGAAACGCTTCGAACACTGGTGTCACTCGTGAAATCATAATTTACTCCGTTCCACACCCAATATCCACTACCCACTTGAACAATCACATCTCCATCATCTGAAAATTGCACATTTGAAATATCAATGTTCGCATCTGATGCATTGTATGTATTCCAAACACCATTTTCATAACGATGGATGCCATCTGCGTTTATAACAGTGTTGAGTCCTTGAGAAACTTCACCAATACCACCGAATGTTGGTATGGTTGTATCCGTCAACTCCCCTCTGGCTAACCGTTTAAAAGTTGTTTCTGTATCACCGGAGTTCAACGCAAACGTCGTCCCATTTCTTGATGCCGCAATAACATTACTCGTAATGATGACATTGGATTGTAATTCATAATCTAGAATGACAGTCTCAATGGCTGTAGATGTGGGATCGGTCGTCTTGACAATACAATCTGAAATTTCTCGGAATTTAATTTCTATGCTCACTTCTTGGTAGCACATAGCACAAAGAGGTACGGCAAGTTCTGGATTTCTATAAAAGTAAAATGGAATATCAATAAACAATTTTTTGTTCGTCGTTGCTGGTCCGAGGTGACCCAAAATTACACCACTCGACACTGGAACATCAGATGTTCTATCTGGGTATTTACCAATCAATGTATTCAAAGCATTTTGCTTCGATTGTGTATAATTTTGTTCGGAATAGATTTGAAGATAATCACTTGGAATTCTTTGAACTCGTTCGTCCCCTATGTACATGTCTATACATTCAATCATCGCGTGACCAATCGATTCGACATAGCCAACGCGTGTTGTTTCTGCACCGGCAATAGGTGCGAGCTCCACGTCGAGACTGATGGTTTTCAAAAGATCACCTTGATCTTTGGGTATGGTAAGTCGGATAGTCTTTCCAAATTCCGCTTCGTTATCAATGTCCAACTTGACATAATTACTCGCATAATTTGTATGCTTTTTGAATAGCTGTACAAAATAGGAGTAGTCCGGGTCTTCTGTAAAGTATGCGTCCTGGACACCCCTTGTTGTAAGCTGAATTCGGCCAGCCATTACTACTATACCCGCTTAAAATTTTAAACCCGCAAGACCGCTTTCGATGTGTAAGACATTGTAACTTACCGCATAAATTTTTACTTTAGTAGAACCGGGTTTGTCAGTTTCAATACCAATGGTCATGAGTTTGTGGAAAATACGACTCATGTTCACTTGTCCTGTTGGATAATACACTTCTGGATCTTCTGCAAAACTATATGTAGCAAAGTTTGAAATGGTTGTCGGAGAATTCACATGTTTTACCAGAGCTTGTTGGTAATTTAAGAAATTGTAATCCATATCTATGATATTTGTATCGTTAAAGTCGAGTTTGAGTCTTGTAATTTTTTCGTACTCGTTAGGTGCTGCATTTTCGTTTGTAGCCAAGATGTAAAATTCCTTGACTGGATTTTTGAAATTTACCATAAAAGATTTTTCACTTTGTCCTTCGGTGAATGTTGCCTGTGAAACCTGAAGTTGTGTGATGACATATTCAAGTGGCATCGATCTTAGGTATGCCTGTTCTTCTGGTGTCACGAATGCAAACTCGGTATCAAGTGATGCGTTTTTCATACTTGCCGAGACACCCAACTCCGGTACACCGCCGTTTATCATCTCATCAAGATTTCTAAGTTTAATTCGGACTTCAACCAATTGTTTACTGAGAGCAATAGTTGGTATTGCCAGGCTCGGATTTCTATTAAAGTAAAACGGAAGATCAATAAAGAATGTGTACTCACCCGTAAAATCTAAAACTTCGTTGCCGTGACCATTCAAAAAATACAACGTTTGTTCGACATCGTCAATCGTGTTGTGAAGTTGTTGGTGCATATAGATGTATTCACCAGTCAGGCGTTCAATCAATTGTCCGCCAATATACAGGTCAGCAGTTTCTATAAGCTGTGAACAGACCGAGGGTACATAATTTAATAGATTACCATCGCCATCTATCGGTTGTGTCAAAATAAATTTGACAGTCATACCCTTGATCAAGTCACCTTTATTTTGTGGAAGTGTACATTGGAGTTCTTCACCAAAGTCAATGTTCCCGTCGAATGGTGTTTCAATTTGTTCAATCGAAAACTTTGTATGTCTTTTGAATGCCGTCAAAAAATATGAAAAATCTGGATCACCTGTAAGCCACTGATCCTGAACACCAGTCACAGCAAGCTTTACAGCTCCAGACATATCTACTATGTGTGAGTAAAATTTTATGAAATAAAACGGGACACTAACAGTAGAATGAACCTTCAACTGAGGAAATTCAACCCGGCGATTATGGATGACGATCGTATCTGCGTATTCATAGGAAAACGTAATACAGGTAAGTCCACATTAGTCAAGGATATCATGTACCATAAGAAACATATCCCAGCCGGAATAGTTTTATCAGGCACAGAAGAAGGCAACCATTTTTATGGTGAATTTATTCCAGACATTTGTGTGTATGGAGATTACGACGGTGAGGCGGTAGACCGCGTGTTAACTAGACAGAGAAAGCTTGTTGGTACCAAGGGTAAAAACAGAACAAACGGTGCATTCATCCTTCTGGACGACTGTATGTACGATTCAAAGTTTATAAAAGAAACTCGTATTCGACAATGTTTTATGAATGGTCGACACTTTAACATATTCTTTATGTTGACGATGCAGTATGTAATGGACCTCCCACCGGCATTGCGCGCAAATGTGGATTATGTATTTATACTCAGAGAAAACATCATACAAAACAGAGAAAAGCTTTATAAGTCGTTTTTTGGAATCTTTCCTTCGTTTGATATGTTTTGTAAGGTGATGGATGCATGTACGGAAAACTATGAGTGTCTCGTGTTAGATAACACAGTAAAATCTAACAAGATACAAGATTGTGTGTTTTGGTACAAGGCTACAATTCGAAAAGGTTTCAAGGTCGGGAGTCCTCAACTCTGGGCCATGCACAAAAAGACTTATAACCCAAATTATCTCGAACAACAGGAAGTGGATGCTAAAAAGGCAACAAAGAAAACAGCACTTAAAATTACAAAGAAGAAATAGTCAGGACGTGCGTGAATATTTTTCCTTAAAAAACATGAATACATACTAAATGTCGGACATCCGTACTATGAATCTTGCAGACAACTCTGATGGGATGGTTCAACTTAACTCATCTACTGCATTCGTGTCACAAGATACTGAAAAAAATGTCAGTCAAAATAAAGAAACGATGGACTCTACGCCTATTGCCGAATTGATGGGTCAAACCGAACCGATGGAAATGCAACAGCAAATGCCGATGCAACAACAAATGGTGATGCCGATGCAACAACAAATGGCGATGGCTATTCCGGCTCCGGCTCCGGCTCCCCAGCAAGTGCAAGTCTCTGCTCCGGAGTCAAAGAATCCGTTTAACTTGACGGATCAACAAATGCAATCTTTATTCGTCGCCGCGTGCACGGCTGCTGCCATTAGC